CTAATCGCCGGAACTATCGGCCTTTGGCTTCACGGAAGGCGGCAAGTTCTGCCGTGGCGGCTTGACCTTGACGATATCGCAGCCGCAAAGCCGGATGTGGTCCAGGATCGCCTTTGCGACCCTCTCTCCGGCCTTGTCGTCCATCGGATGCTTCTTCGATAGCTCCACGAGATCGCGCTTGCGCCTCCCCACCGCGAAAGAGAGCATGTGCAGGAGCGTTTCGTCGTCCATCTCGCCCAGGCTCATTCCTTCACCGCATCCGCCATCGTGACGCGCCGGATCGCGCTGAAACGGGTAGTGAACTCCGGCTCTTCCATCGAGCCTGCCTCGGTCAGAGAGCTTTCCGCCAACATGTGCCCGGAAACGATCACCACATCGCCTTCCTCCAGCTCCGCAACGACCTCATAGAGCGGCGAACCGAACGGGATCATTGTGTTGCCCGCAAGGTCGGATAGGCCGTTGTTCCAGGTGCTCAAGGTCACGTCGTAGCCGGGAATCGCCACCGAGATATAGGCGGTCCCGCCGCCCGTGGTCGACATGCTCTTGAGCAGGCCGATCCAACTGTCTATCTCGCCGTCTCCCATGGCTTCCGCAACCGCCTTGTCCCGGGCTTTTCTGACGGCAGTACACTTCAGCTCGTTGGGGCAGGTTTCGTAGGCGGCCTGTCCGTCAACCACGGCTTGTAGGAGAGCCACCTGCTTTTCCGGCATCTGGATGATCGCATCGCGGCCGGGCTCGGCTTCGCTGCACCCGGCGAGGATCGTCATTGCCGCCAATAGAACGAGTACGCGCATCATTGCCCCCTTGAAAAAACCGGACGGCATGATGGCAAGAAACGACAGCGCGCACTAGCGCCGTTGCGTTAACCCATTCACGATGTCAAAGAGCGAAGCCGGTCACCCGGAGATGATCAGCTCGTGCACGGGCAAGCGGCCCTTTTGCGAGCACGAGTATTGGTGTGCCACCCGTTCGATTTTGGCGAACCGGAAGAGCTTCCGGATTTCGGGCACATCGTTGATGGACATAACGAAGCGGCCCTTGAGGTGTTTGCAGATGTGCGCCAGCTCTGCGAAGTCGTCGCGTGAGAAAATGTCGACGCCGTAGTAGGTCTCGCACCCCCAATAGGGAGGGTCCAGATAGAACAGCGTCCCCGGCCGGTCGTATCTGCGGATGAATTCCGCGTAGGGCAACTGTTCGATGTTGACGAAAGACAGGCGGCGGCTGGCGGCCATGAGCCGACGACGCAGAGCGAAAGTGTCGATGGCTTTTCGCGAAGTCGCGGTCGTGGCGAAGGTGGAGCCGCGCATGTTGCCGCCGAAGCGGGTGCGCTGAATGTAGATGAACCGTGCTGCCCTTTGGGCGTCGTTAAGTGTACGAGGATCGATGGCCACTTGCCGCGTGAATTCGCTCCGGGAAAAAGGCCGGAACCGCAATTCCCTCAGCACGCCGCGCGCGTCATCGCGGATGGCGCGGAAGGCGGTCACCACGTCGTCGTTGAGATCGTTGATGACCTCAACCTTCGGCCGCTTGTTCCGCCCGAAAAACGCCGCGCCCATTCCGACAAAAGGCTCAGCATAGCAAGTGTGTGGGATAGCATCGATTCGCTCGCCGAGTTCGCGGGCGAGAAGCGTCTTCCCGCCGATCCACGGCGCGAGGCCGGGAAGCGGGTCTACAGGCGTCAGACTGGACTTGGAGGTTTTGCGGGCCATGAGGCGTCCATTTCGTTGGGACGCTCCGGGCGCTCTTGTGCGGGCCTCGCGGGCCTCAAAGAATTGATCGTGCCGCAACGGCGGCACTTGATCTCGACAATGCCGGATATAGCGCCGTGCGCGGCGCGAAACAACAGGGCGGCGCACCCGCCGCATTTTATGGACTCCACGTCGTACCTGTGCATGACTCCCGCTGCCCGTGTCGCGGGTGCGGGGATGGCCGAAGGACCGGCCGGGTTCGGTCATGCGAGTTCGCGCTCGCGGCTCTGGGCGTTGGCGCGCCCATCCCCCCGCAATACGCGCGGAAGGGTAGTTCGTACACATCTGCCGTAGTCCCGGCTTGCAGGGTGGATAGTGCGGCAAGGGGACGCTCAATAAAAATAGAGTTGGACGATCAGCGCGCCCGCGCCGGAAGGTGGTCCGAAGACGAGCGTGTCAAGGGACTCGTTCATGAACTGACAGATATATTTGGCTGGCAGAGTGAAACCATCGCCCGCCATCACCTTCACAACGTCGCCATCCCAGCGAAAGAACATGTCGGAGAGACACTGAACATCGAGCCGCGTCGCTCCTTCGGGCTTCAGGGCAGCAATGGCGATTGCTTCCGGCGCCTCGGCCGCGAATGTGACAGCCTGATGCCTGTTCGCCATCGGCACCGGCGAAGTCCACTGGTTGTCAAAATTGCGCGCATGAACGAGGTTCATTTTTTCCCTCTCGATCGGTGCATCGATCGCAACGGATTTTCCGTCCGGTAGAGTGTCAGTCATCGTGTCCTTCCAGTTCTGGAATGCGCGCCTTCAGAGCATTCTCAAGTCTCTCGATCTCGATATCGAAAGAAACGTCATCGCGCAGGTTTTCGACAATCGCGGCGCTTGCTCTGCACGTTGTTCTGTCGCGTCCGAAGCACCGGCCAACGGCCGAGTAACTGAACCCGAGAGCTTCGTGCATGAGGTACATGCCGACATGCCGAGCGAAGGCGGTAGGTGCCTTGCGCCGCGAAGGTGCAAACAGCTCGTCTTGAGCGACACCGAGAACATCCGCGAGAGCGGCCCGCATCGTTATGATCTCTTCTCGACTGATCATTGCCGCCCGGCCGTAGCAGATGAACGATGACATTCCTGGGCGAGACGTCACGGCGGAGGAGATCGTCATCGGCTACTCCTCAAGGATGATCTCGAATTGCCCCGGCGCCGGATCATGGTCAACGACGTTCGTGCCGATCCCGTCCGTGAACGTCGCGTCATCGAACACCCATTCCTCGCGCGGCGAATCGACCGGGAGTTGCGATGCGTCCATGAGTTTGAACGGCTTGCCGAGCGGGATGTCCTTCTCGCCAACTGCGATAATCTGATCCGCGTATTCCGGCGCGGGCGTGACAACGCAGATGCGGCCTTCGTCGTCTCTGTAGATGAGAACTTGCATGGTGCTACCTCAGCGGAAGATTGCGACGTTGATTTCGGCGTTGTCGATCAAAGACGCCACGGCCGTACCGCCAGTCTGAACCCTGAGTTGCGTGGCGGTTTTGAGGGCTGCACCACCAGCAGGCGTTCCGGCTATGACGAGATGGTTCGAAAGGTTCGAAAGTGATCCGCCAGTCGTTAAGCCACTTACGCAATAATCTGCATCCGGCAGTGCTGTGGCGAAATTTATTATGTAGTCGCCGGTACCGTTATCATCGATTGAGGATACATTTCCGCTCGCCCGGATGTTGAGCACCCCTGTTCCGTTGGCATTCACCCACATCCGGCACGCATAGACTGGCGCAGTGCCCGTGGCGCGAAACGCCTGCCGAAGCGCCGCCGGCGTGATCGCCTTGTCGGCCGCCGTCCCTGCTTCGGCTTCGCCTTGGTCGGCCAGCTCGATAAGTCCTGCGGCGGCCGTCGTTGCCGCTGAGATCAACGCCAGCTCCGCTGCGACAAAAGCTGTCGTCGCTATGCGTGTACTGTTATTTCCCACGGGTGGCGTAATTACGGTTGCCACCCCAGTGAATGAAGGACCATCGAGCGGAGCTTTTGCGGCGAGAGCATTCGTCACCGTCGTTGCGAAGTTCGGGTCGTTCCCAAGGGCGGCGGCCAGCTCGTTCAAGGTGTCGAGTGCGGCGGGCGACGAGGCGATGAGATTGGCGATTGCCGTAGCGACGAATTCGGTGGTGGCGATCCGCGTTGTGTTGTTCCCCGGCACCTGCGTCGGCGCGGTGGGATCGCCGGAGAAGGCCGGAGATTCGAGCGTGGCATACAACGCAAGCTTGGCTGCAAAGAGCGTCGCGAGCTGATTGACAGATGCCCCGTCCAGTTCGACACCGAAGAACTCCTCGATGAGGCGGGCGATTTCCTCCTGGACGTGATTGAACCAGTCCGCCGCGAGCTTTGTCGGTGCTTCGCCTGCGAGGACGTTGCCGGCCTTGAAGCCGTGCTTGCCCGGCCCGAAAAGGTCGACGGCTTTCGTCGCCGTGTCTATCCGCCTCATGCCTCTTCTCCGTAGCCAAACTGAATGATGGAATGAGAATGCGTCCGACGACGGAGCGCGCATTCGAGAACTTCATTGCCCCATGACCGGAGCGGGTCTTCGCAGGACATATCGACCGTTGCTTCTCTGATGGTGACTTCGGGGGCGTTCACGCGGAAGGCATATGCCCAATCCTCTGTGTAGAGCGTATCCTCGCAGTCGCTCTCACAGCTAAACGGAAGGAATTCCGTAATCGTCACGTCATAACCGAGCGCAGCCGCGAGACCGACAAAGAACGGGATGGATTGTCCGCCGCGCGTCGTGACCTTCTGGATGACGCGCTCTCGTCTCGCCTCGAACGATTGGTCATCGCCGGCGCAAGCGTCGGGAAGGCCGTAGGTCTCTTCCCAATCGGGAAGAGCTATGTCGGTCGTGTTCGGGTCCAGCTCGTCTTCCAGCAGGGCGAGAAGCGCGTCCACGCGCGCAAACTCCTGCGACGGCGCTTCGAGAAGCGCCCGCAGCATGCTTCCTTCCTCGCGCGGCCAGGCGGCGCCCGTCGGAAGCAGGGAGAGAAGGAGTTCCTTGTAGTCGGCCGCGTTCATGGCGCTGCCCAGGTGATTGCGCCGAGCCGCGCGATGTAGCCAGCCGCCGTCGTGATTTCCTCCGGCACACCGACGAACTTGTGCGAATACTGGCCGGTCGCCGAAGAGATGGCATCGGAAAGCCGCGAGCGCGGAAGCGTGCCGCCCGGTTCCGCCTCGCGGATGAAGAAGTCGGCCGCTTCTGCTTCGACGGCCGCGCGCACGGCGGCCGTGTCCGGCGACACCTCGATTGTGAGGTCGATGGCGGCGGGAACGGGTGCGAAAAGATAGAGCGTCGCCGTCACCGGCCGCTTCACAAGCAGATTGGCTTCGACCGCTTCGAGCGTCGGTGCGTCGGGTATGGAACCGTCCGGCATGATGAAAGCCACACCGACGGTGCCAGGGCCCATGTGAAGCCGATAGACCCACACGCGCGTGGCACCGACGACTTCCTGCACCCAGCCGCGCCAATCGGCATCGTTGCCGCCGTCCGCCTCTTCCTGCAATCGCTCGATGATGCGTGCGCGGAGAGATTCATCCCCTTCGACATCCGCGCCACCGGCGACGCCGGGCGCGGCTACAACGGCTTGCGACTGGATGCCGGCGACCGGCGAGATGAAGGTGAGTTTGGTGGCGGCCGCCGTATTACCCGCCGCGCCCGCGATGACGGCCGTGAGCGCGGCTGTCGCGGCGCCCGCGCCGTCCATCGTCGCATCGGCGAGCGTCACATAGCGGGCATCGTCGCTGCGTCGAAGCTCGGTCCCAGCGGGAACAGTCGTGGCGGGCGCGCCCGTCAGGGAGACTGAACCTGATGCGGCAATGGCAGCGCGCCGCGTGACGATCGGCCGGGCGAGCGCGCCGTGCCGCTCCAGATACTCGGCCTCAGCCGTATCCGGAAAGCGTTGGCGGAAGACATATTCGATCCGGCCTTGCAGCTCATGCGATACCAGGGCGAAGGCGCGGATGAGAGCGCCTTCGACACTTCGCGTGGAGCGCGGGTCGCTCGCGCTGATAACGGCCTCCATCTCGGTGGCCATGCGGTCGCGAATTTCCGGCGGTGTGGAGCGCGGCAAAGGCATCAGGCACCTGCCGAAACGGCGAGAGAATAGGTTTCTGTTTTCTCGCCGGGCATGACGACGGCAATCGCAAGAGCGAGGCGGCCGGGCGCAATCCATTGCGCGGAGACCTCGATCGTTCGGGCCATTCCGCGCTTGACGATCCATGCGAGGGCTTCGCGCGCATAATCGATCGCGCGGCGGCGGGTCTCTTCGGTCTGCTTGGCGCGGCGAAGAAGCCAGAGGCGCGAGCCGATGCGGTCTCCATCCTCCGCGAGAGTGTCGCCAACCCAGCCGCGCCGATCGCTCTCACCGGATGGGAGAGCGTCATCGGCACGGGCTCGCGCATCGGTGAAGAGCGAAACGATGATGGCGGTTGCGAGCGTGTCGTCGCGCGCGAGCCCGTTCCCCGTGCTCACGAGGTCTGCCGCCTGAAATTTGTCGTTCCATTCGAGCGCGATCATGTGCCAGGCATCTTCTGGTTCGGGTCGTCGGTGCTGCCGATATTGTTCTCCGGGTGCGTGTGGCCGTTGTAGACGGAACGCATTCCGCTCATGGTCTGGCCGGAACCGGTGTCGCAGAGATCGCGGATTTCGCCGGTCACTTCCAGAAGCGGCGTTTCCATCCGCACCTTCTCGGCATTGGTGATCGTCACCGGCTTGCCCGCGCCGCGAATAAAGATGCCGTCGCGCGTCAGATGCACCTCCTGACCGAGATCGTCATAGATGATTACCTCGCCTTGCTGGAGCCCACGCTTTCGGCGGGCTGCATCGTCAAGCGCAACGATGACCGGATGCGAGCGATTACCGGAGAGGAAGGCAACAAGAGCCGTCGCGCCGGGGAAGGGATGCGAGCTGAAGCCATACTCCTGCAAACGCACCGCATCGTCGCGGACCTCGCCCTTCAGGACTTCGATCTGCACGCGCTGAAAGCCGCCTGTATCGTCGAAGAGGCGCGCCCGCGCCTTGGCGAGCATCAGCATTACGCGATCGCGGAGAGTGCGGTCTGTCATGTTCAATTCCAGACCGTGTTTTCGTCGTAGGCGTCGCCGCCGCTGTCGCCACTATCGCCGCCGCTCTTCTCTGGGGCTTCCGGCAAGAGGTCGTAGGCTTCGCGAGGTGCAACCTCCAGCTCGGTTTCCCGTCCGGTGCTTTCCGTGAGCCGGTGTGTGACGGCCACGATCAGAAGTTCGCGGTCGATGTTCATGTAGTCGTCGCGCACATGAACGGTCGTATTGGGCATCCAGAATGCGCCGCCCTCGTCGCGCCAGCCCTGCATGACGTAAGTGACGCTCGCGCCACGGCCGCGCGCGACGGCTCTGTGCCATGCAGCCCTGTCGGCAAGCGTCTGACCGGGACCGGGTTCCTCGCCTACAATCACCGTCGGCCGGTATCGCGACATCGCCTCGTCGCTCGCGCGGCCCTCCGGGTGCAGCTCGCTCTCGCTGTCGAGTTCGTCGGCGCTCTCCTGCTGGCTGCGCACGACGACAAGGCTGAAGCGTTCGGCATGGCTGAAGCGGCCGGAGGCCGACTTGGCGTTTTCGCCCAGGCGGATTGAACCGGACGCCGCGCCGGAGAGCCCGGCCCGCGTGATCACAAGCTCGCGGCGGCCGTCGCCGAAGGCGAGCACCGCGCGTTGCCGTGCCGCGCGCTCGATGGCCGCCCAGGCGGTTTCACCGGGCTGGATGGCAAAGCGCGGGAATGGAGACCCCGTGTCGCATTCGGCACGCACGGTCAGGCCGTAGGGCGCGCAGAGCTTTTGTGCCAGGGCGGTGAGGGTGAGATTGCGGAACTCGTGCGGCCCGTCCACGGCCGCCGCGCAATCGACGATGTCCGCCATCGCGCAGCGCGTGTCGATATTGACGCTGTGATTGTCCGGGTCGTAATCGACGGCGAGCCCGTCGACATGGCCCACCGCCTTTTCCACGCCGCCGAGGGAAAGGGCGTAAGCCGCGCCGGGCCGGACCGGACGGCGGGCCTCGATGCCCGCCCATTTCTCGGTGACCTTCAGCGACATCAGCGCCGCGCAATCGTCGATCCGCCGCGTGAACGCAAATTCCTGCCAACCGCCATAGATCGTGCCGTCGACCGCCAGTTCCACCGCGTCACTCATCGACAAGCACCTCCAGCGCACGTCCACCCGGCACGAAGCCCGGATGCCGGATGCGGTTTCGCGTTACGATCTCGGCGGCACGATCGAAGAGCGTCGTGAGGTCGTCGCCGTCCAGGCGGTAGGCGATGAGGAGGGAGCTTTCCGTTTGCCGGGGCACGGTCGTGCGCAACCGTGGCAGCGGCAGCGCCCGCAACGCGACATCTCGCGTCACGGCCGCGCGAAGATCGGCCATGCGCTTCCAGGTCGTTTCCGTGGCCGCGCTTTCCGAGATCGCCGCAAGCAAATCGCCCGCCTCGTTCCGCCACGCCTCGGCCTCATCGCGGCTTTCCCAGCCCGCCACCGTCCCGGCCGTGACCGCTTCGATCGCCGCCGCCGCGCGCACGAGCTGGACGAGCGCGGCATCATTCCCGGCCGCACGAACGCGGGCCGGTGTGGTGACGGGCGCCACCGGCAAGGTGAGTGCGCCATCCGCCGCGATCGAGAGCAACAGGTCCGGGCCGCGCTCGGCGGGCGCGCCGGTCCGGACGAGGCCGTAAAGCTCGCTTGAGAGGTCCGCAGGCGTGGCGAGAAGCGCATCGGATGCGTTCGCCAGGCGTGAGGCCGCAGCGGAGGCGTTCGCCACGATCGACGTAGCGGCCCAGCCCCGGAACCGCGCAAGGATCGAGGAAGCGATCGAGGTGATCGAGACCCGCGCCGCTTCGAGGACTAGCGCATGCTGACCGGCGGCGGCGAAGGCATTGGCGAATTCGTCGATGACGGCCGTCTTCGCGAGCATCGCCGCCGAATTGACACGCGCTACGGTATCGACCCGCGTCGTCGGCGAGGCTTCGCCGCCCGCGCGCTGAAACGGGATCGAATAGCGCAGCACGCGGCCTTCGCGCGTCGAGAGGCTGGAGCGGACGGGACCGATGACAACGGCATCCAGCTCGCCATAGAGCGGATGGACAAGGCGGCCGATCGCCTGTTCGGTGAGCGCGGCGTCGAAGACGCGGGACTGCGCGTCGAGATCGTCGCCATAGAGCAAGGCTTCGACGGTGAAGCTTTCGGGCAGCGCGCCTAGAAACTCGTGAACCGGCTCCGTCCGCAGCGTCATGCCATGCGAGACCGTGCGCGGGCCGAATTCCTTGGAGGCGAGGTCCACGAAGAAGGCGACACCGCGAAAGCTCGCCGGTCGAAGGCTGTCGAGAAAGCTCATGATGCCATCGCCTTTCCAGTGTCGGCGACGATCGGCACGCGCGGGTTTCTGGATTTCACCTGCTTCACGCGGGTCCGCTCGTCTTCAACGGTCACGGTCATCTCGCCGCCGACTTCGCTTCGAGACGCGACCGGGACCGCCGCCGCGCCCGTGGGGGCGCCGGGCGGCACATCGTCATTGCCGCCGAATCCGATGAACTTTCCCGCCCTGGAGGCGAAGCCGCTGACGCTCTCCACGATTGCGAGGACTGGGCGGAAGAGAACGGAGAACCAGTCGACCCAGCCGGAAAGGAAGGACTTCAGTCCCTCGAAGGCGCGCGTGAAATCGAGCGTGAAGAGACCGGCCACAATCTCCACGAAGCCGGTGAACATCTTCGCGAGCGCGGAAAATGCGTCGGCGAAGAAGGGAACGATATCGCCCCAGTTCCGGTAGATGAGATAGGCGGCGCCCGCGAGCGCCGCGACCGCGACGATGACGAGGCCGATGGGATTGGCGACGAGAACGGCGTTGAACACACCCATGATGCCCGCGCCGGCCTTGATGGCGAGGAAGAGGTGGCCGAGCATCGAAATCAGTCCGCCAATCGCAAGGCGGCCGAGCGCAAAACTCGTGAGCGCGATCGCCTTTGCAAGCCCGCCGAAAGTGAGGATGAGTTTGGCGGCGGAGAAGATCAGCTTGCCGCCGATCAGCACACTCATGATGAGGAGCGCGGCATTTGCCGGACCCATGAGGTCGACAAGCCAGCGTAGCGCCGCGAGGCCGGGCGCGAAGGCGGCGCGGATGCCTTTCACCACCTCAAGCAGCGTCTTGAAATAGTCCGGCAATCGCCGCACGAATTCCGCGATGTTCGTGTCGATGATCTCGCGGTTGGCGGCGATCCAGTCGCCCATGCTTGCGATGAGCGGATTGAGGATCGGCAGGAGATTCGTTGCGAGGATGTTGCCGAGCCCCTTTACCAGGGCGAGAAGGCGAGCGATGCCCTTGCCGAAGGCTTCGCTCTCCGCGAGGGCTTCATCGCCCATGACGAAGCCGAGACGCTCGGCCTCATCGCCCAGCTCGCGAAGCCCTGCCGAGCCCTTGTTGAGGATCGGGATGAGCTGCAAGGCCGCGCCGGCAAAGAGACGATCGGCGGCTTCGGCTTTCCGCGCATCGTCGGGCATCGCGGCGAAGCGGTCGGAGATTTCGGCGAGGAGAACCGAAGTCGATTTTACCTTGCCGTTGTTGTCGAGAAGCTCGATGCCGAGGCGCTTGAACGCGCCTTGCGCGTCTTCACTGCCCCGGATCGCTTCGACCGTGCGCTTGTTGAGATCGAAGAGCCCCTGTTTGAGTTGCTCCGCTTCAACGCCATAGGCTTCCGCCGCGAAGGCCGTGCGCTGCCACTCGCGCGCGCTCATGCCGACGATCTGGGCCGACTTCGCCGCCGCATCCCCGGCACTCGCCGCCCGCTTCGTCAGCGCAAACAAAGCGCCGCCGACAATGCCGACGCCGGCGACGATCCTCTTTGCCATTGTCGACACGTCGCGGCCGACGGCCTGAAAGGATTTGCCGACTTTGCTGGCCGAAGAGGCGATGCGCGAGAAACCGAGATCGGCGTTCAACCGGCGCGCGGAGGCCGCGATCCGCCTTGCCGGGGCGGATACGCGGTCGACAAGCTCCAGAATGACGCCAAGATTGATCAATTTCCGGCTCCGATCCGCTTTTGCCAGGCACGCGCCTGGCTAACCCAGAACCTCAGCTCGGCTGGGCCCCATCGTTCCCATCCGGCCGGGAACCCGAAAGTCCCAGCAACAAGCCCGATGGCTTCCCTCCAGTCCGGAGGGAAGCGGGCAAAAAACTTTCGAGCCTCTCCATCGCGGCAACGAGGTCTTCGAGATCGAGGCGGTCGATGTCCTTGTGGGCCATGTTGACCGAGCGGGCGAGAAGCGCGCGAACGAGCGAGCCCTCGCCGCCAGCGCCGCCTGCGTCCAGGGCGGCGAAGAGATCGCCCGCGACGAGCGGGCGGAAGGTGAGCGTGTCGATGCTCTCGACAACCTCGCCGGTGTCCTTCGTCTTCCGCGTCAGCGGCTTTGCGAGCGTGAGCGTGTTGTCCATCAGAGAAGCTCCTCCGCCGGATCGCCATTGATGACGAGGGTGACTTCGCCGCCCGCACCGTCCTTCAGCGTCGTCGTATCGGTGCGGAAGGCGTTGCGGATGACATAGGACTGGCCGGTGTCGCATTCGAAGATGACCGTCGCGTCCTTGAGGTTGCGCAAATCTTCGAGCGACATGCCCGCCTCAAGCGAGGTCGTGCAGTTGACGACGGAGGGAACGAGTTCCTCCGAACGGCCAACCTTCGATCCGACGACGACAGTGTTGTTCTTGGTCCCGCCGAGATCGAGCGATGCGCCCGGTGCCGTCTCGATGGTCTTTCCGTTGGCCGAGACTTTCGCCCGGCCGAGAAACTGCGTCATGGTGCCTCCTTAAAGGATGAACTGGATGCCCGCCGCCGTGACGCGGAGCTGGTTGATGAGGTTCGCCGGAACCAGCACGTTCACGCGGTTCGGATCGGTCGAGGAGATTTCGACGCGGGCGTCGCGCTTGAACTGCTCGATGTCTTCGATGAGCCCCATGTCGAGCCAGTCGCCTGCAAGCGCGATCAGCTCGCCGCGAAGCGTCTTCGGCGTCACGACGTTGGGACCGCGAGACCCGTCCTGCCCGAGCTTCTTGCGGCGGAACCGCGCACTCCAGCGCGCCCGCAGCGTGTAGCGCAGATAGGAAAGCGTCCGCAGCGTTTCGGTGTCGAGATAGGAGCGATCGGAGAGACCGTTCCCGTCGAGGCGATAGCCGGTGATCGCGCGCTCGATGACGACATTGCCGGAAGCATCGACGGTGAAGGTGGCGATGCCGTTGTGAAGCAGGATGTCGCGCTCCTCGCGCGTGAAGATGTCAGGCTTCGCGGGCGGCTTGAGGCCGGTCAGGATGATGTCGCTGACCGGCTGTGCCGGGTCGATGCCCGCCGCAAATGCCGCCGCACCCGCATAGGCCGCCGCCCATTCGCAGGGCGTGTCGAGCGCCTTGTTCGCGCCGATCGTCGTCACCCAGGGCGAGTTCCGCGTGAGACCATGTGCGGCGAGCGTGCCCTGCGATCCTCGTTTGCAGGCATAGGCGATGCTGTCGATCATCTTCATCGGCCCAGAGCGCAGACGCAGCTCGGTTTCGAGCGCCGCGAGGTTCGCGGCGTCGGTCCAGGGCATGACATAGGTCGTGTACCATTCGTCGCCAATCGCGGCGAAAACATCCGTCACGTCCGGGTTGCCCGCCCCGGCCGCCATCGCGGTGAAGACGATCCCGACGCCTGCCGGCAGCTTCTCGTCCGCGTAGTAGTTGGCGCGCAGGTCGATATCGTTCCCCGCCTCGCCCTTGTTCCGCGCCGTGACGACGACAAGCGTGTCATCCACGCCATCGACGGCGGCCGTCACCGGGAGATCGGCATTCGCGTTGATCGCTGCCGCTGCGGCCGTCGCGATCGCGGCGGCCGTATCGGTCGCCGCCACGCCCACCTGGATACGTTCGCCCGCCACATAGAGCGAGATGACGCCTGCGGCGGTTGCCGGGCCGGAGAACTTGAGCGATCCGGCCGCCGCCGCGCTTGCCGCCGCGTCGTCCAAAAAGACAGCCCACACTTCCGTCGTGGTGTTCACGCGCTTCAACGAGCGGATCATCCGGTGCGCCATGCTGCCCTGTCCGCCGAGCGCGGCGGCCTGACGATGATCGAAGACGAGAATGGGCCGGTCGGTTTCAGCCGTGCCGGCGGCGAGCTTCTGGCCGGTGACGAGAATCCGGTGCGGCATGAGCGCAAGGCCCTGATTGGCCTGCGAATTGTCGAAATCGACAAAAGTGCCCGGCGTCAGGATATCGACCGGAATGTTCTCGAAGAGGATATCGCCCATTTACTCGGTTCCTTCCTTGCGCGGACGGGCTTGCGCTTTCGGCGCGGCGATGATCTCGATGTCACCGTCGCGCTTGCGGCGTTGCCAGTACGATGTGAAAATCACGGGCTTCCCGGTAGGCGGAAGCTCTTCCTTCGTGCCCGGCATGTTGACGACACGGCCGGGCATCGGCTTCACCCAGACCTTGGCGGTCTCGCTCATCAGCTTTCCTCTTCCTGGTTGAGGTTGGTGAGATGATCGGTAGCGGCGGCGTCTTCATCGTCCGGCAGTGCCGGGCCGGTGAGATCGCGCGGCGGCAATTCCCAGTTGGCATTGATGGTGACGAGATCGGCGAGCGCGGTTTCGTCATATTCCCGCTCGACATGCTCGGTCGTCAGGCCGAGCTGCACGCCGTGGCACAGCACGCCCGCCAACATGTAGGGGCGGCTTTCGAGAAGCTGGAGCCCGCGCTCCGCGCCCGCCTGGGCAGGCTCAGGGTTCAACAGGCCGCCCAAAGTGAGATCCAATGCGAAGGCGGCCGTCGCCGCGTCCACGAGTGCATCCATGACGATTTCGCTCGCCGCCTCGTCCACGACAGCGAGAAACCCGGCGATGCGCCATTCCGTCGTGACGAGCACGGTCGAGTTGAGATGCGGGCGGCGGCGGAACCCGATGCGGCGGACATGCCAGCCGCGAATATGCGTCGTGCCGCCATCATCCCAGGCATAGAAGGTGCGGAACGGTCCTTCCTTCGCCGCATAGCGCTCGAAGCGTTGAACGCGCCCGATCGCAGGCACGGTTTCGAGACGCGCCGCGATTGCTTCCCTGATTTGCGCAGAGCCGGTCATCGGGCGGCCTCTTCAAGCCGTGCGATCGCCCGCGCCGCCGCCGCCTCGTAGAAGCCGACAACCTGACCTTCCGCCGCCTTCACGCCGTCGCGGAACATATGCGCGCCTTCGGTGCCGTGCGCGGCGATCTTGAAACGGATGGCGCGGGCGACATCTTCGGCTTCCTCGCCGCGCTTGCCGAGCTTCCTCGTCACCCAGTCGATCAGGGGCTCGATGGGCGCCCAATGCGGCTTGGAGCCAAGCTCGACCGGCGCTGCATAGGCGAGGCTTGTCGCCACCTGGCCGCGCACGGCATGGGCCGTGACGACGACAGGCATGGCGCCGATGCTTTCGCGCAAGGTGGCCGCGCCGCTCGTGGGCGTCCGCTCCTTCACCTCGCGCTCGATGAGCATGGTGCTCTCGACGGTCGCCGCGACGGCTTCCTCAAGAAAGAACGCCGGGCATTTTTCAAGCGCGGCCTCGATCGTCGCGCCGCGTGGTGATATGCGAAGGTCTTCCGTCACAGGCGAGGCCTCCGCTGCGTCACGCGCCGCCCGCCGTCCGATGCGGCCGTCGGTTGCGGGACTGTGACGCTGGCAGGGCGCGTGCGCTTCGGATCGAGGCCGAGAATGTCGAAATACCGCGCGCGCAGCCGTTCGGCGCGGCGCGCGTAGTTGTCGGGCTTCGTTCCGTGCTGCACTGCATCGGCTGCTATCAGCGGGTTGCCGTCGCCCGATGTGTCGGCCGCCATTTGATCGAAAAGGAGCGCGGCAGCATAGCTCGCCACCGCCTCGCGATCGGCTTCCGGCACCGTGTCGGTTTCGACGGTGAGGAGGTGCGCCGCGAGAATGGTGAGGCGGATTGTCGTGCCGGCGGGAAGGCCGCCTGGGAAGATCAGTTCCGCGCCGCCCGGCGCGTCATAGCGCTGCCAGCTCTGGCGGGGCAGAAGGGAGGGGGGAATGCTGCCGATCGGATACTCGATCGCCGAGACGTTGCCGTCGGCCGGCCAGGCGAGCCGTGAGGCGGCGACAAGCGTTTCGTCGCGCACGATCTTGCGCGGACGGTCCTTGCCATATTGGGAGAGAGCGAGATCGAGCGCGCGGCCGAGCTGCGCATCGCTCACGCGGTCGCGTTCGTCGCGCAGGAGGTCGGTCGTAATCGTCAGGAAGTCGTCTCTCATCGCGCCGGAACCGTTTTGAGGGAGAAACACCGGGCGGAGGGCCGCCCGGTGCTGTTCGTGTGCAAGTCGCGGATCGTCAGTCGACGACGACGGACTTGTAGGCGCCGCGATAGTCGAGAACGTTGCCGCCGTAGATGTGGCGGAGCTTGTAGGTCACCTTGTCGGCGGAGAAGAGCGAGCCGACGGTCGGGCTGTCCTGGACAAAGAGTTCGGGCTCTTCGTTCCCGTCCAGGAAGCCGAGTTCGATGAACGGGATATCGGCTACATCCGCCGTCACCGCCCAATCGCTCGGGTCCGTCCAGTACCAGACCGGAATGATCTCCGGGACGAGGGACTGCACGAAGGTCTTGTCGTTGTTCGTCGAGCGCTGGAAGAGATTGTAGGCCGTCTCTTCGAGGCCGGACGGAAGCCACAGATACTTCGGGCCGACACCGATCGGATCGGCCGCGCCATATTCCACCTGCGACACCATCGCAAGCCGGGCTGCCGCATAGGACTGTGCGGCGAGTGCCGCAGCCCCAAGGTTGGCGTGATCGGCATGGAAGAGAGTCTTGGTGTCGTAGATCGCCGGGTTCGTTCGGATGAAGTCCAGGACGAATTTGGCGAGCGTCCGCTTCGCCGCGCGGGCGAGCTTGCCGGGGATACGCTGGACCGCGCCGACATCGTCGTTCTTGATCATCTCCAGCGTGATCGTCTCAAGGCCGCCGCGCTTCGTGACGGCGTACTCCGCCTTCTCGTCCGTCGGCGAGTTGAGAGCAACATAGTCCGCACCCTGGGCCACGGCCGGCATGTCGCCATAGCCGCCGATGCGGGTGCGCTCCTGCTTGCGGAAGTCGTTCACGGGCACGGGCGTGCCGGTAAGGAGCTTCCAGAAGTCGTACTCGACGGCGCTGCGGTACTCGGCCACCATGCGGCGGTGGATGCCGTCGCCCAGCACTTCGGAGAAGGAGGTGCTGTCGAGAGCTTCAGCAAGGCGCACGGCGTCGCGGGCGCGGCCCGTCACATGACGGTCGCCCGTGATCTCGATGTAGCACTCCTTGAACGAGCGGGCATCGCGATGATGCTTGTGCGCCGGATCGAAGAAGGCGTCGATCATGTCCGCGATCTTGTCCGGGCGCGACTCGCTTTCGACAAAGCGTCCGCCGTCCCCGAGATCGAGCACATGGCCGCCGCGAAGGCCGCTGGACGAGAGATAGTCGGCTTCGTCCTTGATCGCCTGCGTCACCTGCGCATCGCTGAAGCTCTTCGCTTCGGTGAAACGTTCGATGAGGCGCTGCTTCGCCGGGGCGGGCAGTTTCGAGGCATTGACAGCCTCGCGCATGCGCGTGCGGCGTTCGACCGCCTCCACCAGCGCGGTGCTGTCGGCAACGGGGGCCGCTTCCTCTTCCTTCTTCATCGCCGTGGCGAGAAGTGCTTTCAGTTCGTCGTCGGTCAGGGCCGCGACATCCTTGCCTTCCAGCAGGTGCGGGGCGTTCGCCTGGATAAGCGCGATGATTTCGTCGCGATCCATTACCTTGGTTCCTTCTTCTCCCAGCGCTTCAAGGAACGAGATGACCTCGCCGCCCGCGCCGGGCTCTACGATGAGGTCAACGGAATTGATTTTGGTGAAGGCTTCCAGGACGCGGACGCCGTTCGCTCCCTTGCGGGCCGAGCCGTTCGCGTCGATGGAAAGGCCGAAGAGTTTCGAGAGACGCTTCTTGGTCGCCTCGCGAAGCCGGATCGCCGTCGGATCGTCTTCGCCGACGATCAAGGTGAGCCGCGCGCGGATTTCGCCGCTGTCGGGAAGCTTGCCTTCCACGAAGACGGGCTCCGAAAGCGCGCCAAGAAGATTTCGGACATCCTTCCCGCCTTCGCGGAGATGTTCGAGGTCGGACTTCACGAAGACGCGGACGCCCTCGAAAAGCGATACGGCTTCGCGGAGAACCGCGTCGGAATAGAAATTCCGGTTGCCGCTCATGCCCGCGCGAATGACGCGGACGAGATAGGTGCCCTCGCTGCCGTCGACCGCTTCGACGACGGTCGCCGCAAGTGTGGCGGCCGTATCTGGGACGGCGGGCGGCGGCGTCTCGCCGAGCGGGCGGAATTCGCGCGTCACCTCGACGGGATTGCCGAGCGCCACGTCCTGACCGGAAATAGTGTAGCCATAGGACATGAGCTTGCCGTCGATCTCGACGACGACATTGTCGGCGTAAAGCGCGACGACGTAGGGCCACGGATCGTCGTCGCCCGAAAGTTTCAGAACCTCGCGAATCTTGCCCTGGAGAAGATCGCGGACGGTCAGCATGTCGGGCTCGGTGGCCTCGCGAAGGCGGACGCCGGAGACGCCCCGTTTGCCGAGCAGCTTTTTCAGTTGCTCGCGCTTCATTCGGCACCGCCTGCGCGAAGCTTGCGGCCGTCCACCGTTGCGATGGTGCCGGTCTTGAGGTTCACCGCATGGATGTAGCCGGCCAGAACGGCGAGCTTCTTCGCCAGGGCAAGCTCATCCTTCGTGAACTCGCGGGAAGGCTTGCGCTCGGGAAGGTCGGCAAGGGCCTTCTCCTGGGACGCGGCCTGCACCGCGCCGAGTTGCTTGCCGAGAGCGGCAACCTGCTCTTCGGACGCCGCGAGCTTTTCGGCGGCGGCCTTGTTCTCCGCTTCCAGCTCCGCGATGCGGGCCGTGAGGGCGGCGGTATCTTGGGCGGCGTCACCGCCGTTCGCAGTTTTCTGAGACACGCTCTTGCTCCGTCGTGATTGGTGCTGCACCATCGCGACGTGAGCGCGCCGCCTCTAGCCGGAAGCCCTTCCGGTCAGACGGCTTGCGCCGTCCGCCAGGCTGGCCGCGAAAGCGGAAAATTCCCCCCCAAACCCCTCTTCGGACCCCGCCTGCGGGCGGCGCACCCGAGCGAACGCAAACAGCGCGGTTGTTAATCGGGGTGTTAATCGCGCTGGAGAGGCGTTTGCGGTTTTTGGGTAGTCGGGGAGGGGTAAGGGCGTTCCGGCGATCCTGAGGCAAATCAGAGGGCGTTCGCGATCATCCGCTTTTGCCGGTTGGCGGCGATCTCCTCCGGCGTGAAGTCCTGGCGGCCCGGCCGCATGACATCCCAGCTCTCCATGAAGGGTATCGAGCTGCATCCGCAGTTGATGGTGTGCTTCGCCGGACCGGCCGGATCGCGCGGGTGCATGAGCTTCGTTCCGTCGGGGAGATCGAAGGGCTTGTCGACCTCTCTCACCTGGCCGTCGATCAGGTCGTGCTCGATGCGGCTATGGGTCTTGCCGGAGCGCCGCCATTGCTTCCTGAGACCCGGCAGGATCGCTGCCGCCTGTTCCTGCCGCTCCTGGGCGGCGGTGGAGAACGCGGTGCCGAGCTGATGGCGCGTGATCGTCGCTGCCCGGTCGAGCCCGCCCGTCTGAAGCTTTCCGGCGATCTTCTGTGCGGCCTCGAAAGGCGTCTGCGTTCCGATTGCCGCTTGCGCCAGCTCGCTGTTGATGCTGTTCGCGAGCTTCACCGTCACGTCCTTGATGCGATCCGTCGTGAAGCGGCGCATGGCGAGTAGGCGTCGGTTGTCGATCGCGAAGAGATCGGCCGATATGTCGACAGCGGCCGAGGCGAGCGGCCCATCGATAACCGCAACGCCCGCCGTCCAGGTCGATGAGAGGCCCGATTGCAGTGCGGCGTTGGCCCCTGCCTCCAGCTCCGCGAGCGCGCGGGCTACCGATTGCTGAAGCTGGACGAGCTGCCAGCGCCGGTAGTCTGTGGGCGCGCCGGAGAGGATTTCGGCAATGTCCTTTTGCGCCTTGACGAGCTGCGCCCGGACTTCCTTGCCGGTATCGGCCGTGAGACGGATGCCTTCGCGCAACCGCCGCTCGCGCTCCGCCGCAAAGCGCTTCGCGCGTTCGCGGTCATTCATCGCCCTTTACCCGCGGCTCGTCCTGGCTGGGCTGAGGCTGGACGGGAAGCGGTTCCATCGGCGGGAGGGAAGGGAGCGAGAAGGCGTCGCGCTCTCGGCGCTTCGCGGCTTCCGCCTGGGCGGCCTTCAGCTCTTCCACCGGGTCGATTTCAAGGCCGAGAAGCGAAGCCGTGAGTGCGATGAGCCGGACGCCCGTGTCTTCCGACATGACGCCGCCCGCGATCGCCTGCGTCACCGACACGACAACCTGCTGGAGCGCCGTCGCATATCTGGCGATGTCCTTTGCGGTGAGTTCGGGGAAGACGGCGGCCGGCTGCAAGGCGTCGTCATTCTCCATACCGATAAGACCGAGCGCCGCAAGCCGCTGGCGAATGACGTATTTGGCGACCTCTTCCAGAATAGCCTTCAGGAAGCGCTGGCGCTGCGAGAAGACCTTGTAGGTCGGTTCGCCCATGCTCGACGCCGTAGCGAGGTTCACATCGCCGCCGCCGCCGAACCAGTGCTCCGGAACGGTCGATCCGGAAAGGATGTGGTTGCGCGCGATGCGGGCGATGCCGTCGGCGTCCGCCGCCTTGAGGTCCGGCGTCAGCACCTCCCACTCTTCCGCATCGTTGTGGACGCGCACAGAGTTCGGACCGGGCGGCTCGATCGTCTTCGCACGTTCCTCTACCTCTTCGGGTGTGGCGTTCTTGAGCGTCACATCCCAGACGACGCTTCGCTTCTGCACCGCGCCGTCGATCTCGCCGAAGACAAGCTCCTCATAGGCATCCGCCATGTCGAGCGCCGAAAGAATGTCGCTCCGGCCGCGCCGTCCGTTCGAGAGATCGTTGACGCGCCAGAAGAAGCACTCGCCATCGGTCATCGCCTCGCGCATCTTGCACGCGCCGATGCCGAAGAGATCGTAGTCGTCGCCATTGTAGATCACCCGGAAGAGCTTCTTCTTCCCACCCGGCCGCGTGACGCGGACGCCGATAGGGACGGCGGCATTGTCCGGATCGCAGATTACGCTTTCGATTTGCGACGGGTCGATCTTGCCCAGGCGAACATGCCCGGTAAGCTCATTCACGAAGACGGGCCAGAGCTGTTCGCCGAAAAGCCCCAGTTCGCGCACATGCTTCTCAAGGTTCAGGTCCATCCGGTTGATGGGGTCCATCCAGAACTTGTCGAGCCATGCTTGCGCTTCCGGATCGTCGACCTGAAGTGTGACGCCTTCGCCCACAAGAAACGCCGTCTTCAACTCGATGAGCCGGTTGGCGATGCCGTTGCTTTCCCAGAGATGGGCGGCGAGCTTCTGCATTCGCGCCTGCGTCATTGGTGAGAGGTCGCGGCCCTTGTCCGCGCCGACGCGCCGCCAACCGTCTTCCTCGGCCGAAACGCCGGCCGCTTCCTTCACTCGTGTTTTGGCGAAGAGCCCCTTGAAGAAATCGCCTATTGCCATCATCGCCTCTCAAACATGCGGCGTCCGCCGTTGCGGCCGAACATGCCGCGCCGTTCACTGGATCGGGTATTCTTGTCTTCAACCGTCGTGCCGGCCGAGGGCTTGCCGCCAATCGCTATCGCCCAAAGCATTTCGAGTGCATCGAGCCCGTCGTCATGATCGACCATCGGGTAATGACGCATCTGATCGATCAAGACTTGCTGGCGCGGATGCAGGCGGATGAGCGCGTTGCCGACATGCGGCTGAATGCACTCGATGCGCAACGCCTTGTCGGTCTGCGGGATGACGGGCACGGCCGGAACGGGCACGCGGAGCTTCGCGGACTCCGCGACGAGCTGGGTGCGGAAGAACTCCTGAAACTGCACGGCCTCGATCGCCCACTTCAGACAGCGGTACTCTTCCTGAAAGGCGATGATGTCGGAGATGATGCGCGACGGCAGTCGCCGCCGGATGCTCGCCTCCACGACATCGAGGACGCCGGTTTCGCGGTTCATGCCGCCAATCAGGACGGCGGACGGATCGCGGCCCTTGTTCTGCTTGCCGAGCGACGGATCGCAGGCGCCGAAGAATATCCAATTGGACAGCCGCTCGACCCAGAAAGTGACGTTGCCGAAAAGCGCATCCTCGCTCGAAATTGGATCGTTCTGTTGCTCGGCATCGAAGGCGGCAACGCCGATGCGAACGCGCAGCTCCATGAGCGAGTGGAGCGGCCGGACTTCCGGCCAGCTCACTTCCGCGCCTTCCTCCATCTCTTCGCGGCGTGCCTGGTAGAACGCCTCCGCCACGTCGCGGCCGTCATTGCGGAGAATTTCCTCCCAGCGCTCCCAGAGGTCCATGCGATCCGGCCAGCGGCGAACGCTGGAGAGCTTGATCGACTTCCACATCGGATTGCGGAGCTTGCGCGCGAGCACGCTGTCATAGTGCAGGATGGTGCCGATATAGAGCTGATCGAGCGAGCCATCGGCGGCGCCGACGTTGGCGACCGCCTTGTCCACCCAATCTTCCGTCTTGTCGCGCTGTTCCGGCCGGCGCACATTCTCGTCGTTCTCGATATCGTCCAGGACAACGAGGTCAGGTCGGTGCGGGCCGTGGCGCATGCCGCGAAGCCGCTTGCCGTTGCCGAACGCCTGGAGCTTGACGCCGGAATGCGTGATCGCGACGCCTTCCTTCCAGACGCGGCCCTGTCCGCAGATTTCGGGGAAGTCGAGCTTCAGTCGCGGGTTCGCCTCCAGTTCCACCTTGATCGCTTCCAGCATCGACGCCGCTTGGTCGAAGGCGTCCATGAGAAGCAGGATATAGAATTTCAGGTTGCGTGCGATGCACCATATCGGAAAGAGCTGGGAGCAATGCGTCGACTTCGCCTCGCCGCGCGGTGCGGCAATCGCGTCGTTCTGCCCGCGCGGGTCCGCGACGATTTCTGGAAGCCGCTTGAAGAGATATTTGTGAAGCGAGGATGAGCTTTCCGATTTGATGTAGTGCGGGAAGTAGGTCCGGGCGAAGAACTCATAGCCGTCCGCCGCCAGCGCTTTCGCCCGGCGTTCGGCGATGGCGGCGGGGCTGTCGTCGAGCCCGGTTACTTCCGCCTCGATCTTCTGGCGCAGCTCGGTCGCGACACCGGCGATGAGATCGCGGAATTCCTTCCTTGTGACCTTCTGGCTTTGCCAGCGAAGCCCGCGCTGTGCCATCAGCCGTATTCCTTCGCCAGCTCGGCCGCGAAGGGCTCGATGACTTCGAGAAGAGAGCCGACAAGATCGGGCCGTTCGTCGCCGACATATCCCGCGAAACGCTGGAGCACGTCGGTTGCAACGGCGAGGCGCGAAAGCTCCGGCGATGCCTTGCCGACGGCCGACATCGTCTTCGTGAATGCATCCGCGAGCCGCGAGAGAACTTCCGCCTTGGCGAGCGGGCCGATATTGTCGGCGCTCTTCACCGCGTCCACCGTCGCCTGGTGAAGCGTCAGATAGTCTTCGAGCATGAGCTGCGCGACATTGCGGATGCCGTCGCCCGAGAGGCGCGCGGCCGAGCGGGCGCGTTCCCAATCGTCACCGTCATTCTCCGCTTCCGACTTCCATCGCCGCGCGGTCGCATAGCCGATGCCATGCTTTTCGGCTGCCGTTTCGAGCGGCAGCCGGTCATGCACATAGGAAGCTCTGACTTTCGCGCGGAGTTCGGGCGGATGCGCCATGCCTCAGCCCTTCAGTTGATCGAGGGCGAGGGCGGCGGCTGCCGAGAGGGCGCGGGATGGCTTCTTGACGCCGGGATAGCTCCGCTTGCCTTCGGCGACGAGCACGCCGCGCTCGGTCAGCATTGCGCAGAGTGCGCCTCGCTTCACTTCCGCGACGACGAGGTTTTGCTCGTGCAGCCAGGAGATCGCCCCGCGCACCTGGTCGCGATCGGCCATGATCGCGACACCGTTCACGAGATCGACAAGAAGGCTCTCATGGCCGGTCTGTTCCGGCAGGTCGAGAAGCGAGCGCAAGACCGCGATGCGGAGGTGCTGTGTCCATGCCTGGGCGGCGTCTTCCATCATTTCTGCCCTCTCGCGGCGTTGGCGAAGATTTCCTCGTGCCGCGTCACCGCATTTTCCACTCGCTCGACGAGCCTGCCGAGACCGCGAAGTTCGGCATTGGTTTCCTTTACCCCGCCTGCGATGCCCGCCATCGCGACGTGAAGCTCTGTCAGGTCGCGGCGTGTCGGTAGCTGGTTGAGCGTGCTTTCCGTCTTGTCGAGACGGCGTTCGATTTCCGCCAACTCATCCTTCGATGCGAATTGCTTTCTCATGGACCAAAAGAACCACGCGATTAGGAGGTTGATGACAAAGCCGACGACCGGCCAATATTCGAGAAGCGCGCTCACCCCTTACCCCGCATCTTTCCTTGCCTCTCCGCCGCTTCCTCGCAAAACGTGCAGCGCCTGGCGGCGGGCACGGCGACAAGACGGGCGGCAGGAATCTCATCGCCGCAATCGGTGCAGTGGACAGTTTCGCAAGGGGCGGCCATCGCCGGCAGCGGGAAGCGCTTCCGCGAGGCGATGATTGCATCGCGCTCTTCGGTCTCGCGCGCGGATGCCCGGTCGAAATCGTCGCTCACCGCGTTGTCTCCAGTTGATCGCGGAGCTTGTCGAGACGGGCCATCCATTCCCAGAAGGCCGGGAAATCGTCTTCGCCAAGGCGCTCCAGCTCGCCCGCAACCTGCGGCCCCGCCTTCGGCCAGGCGGGACAGGCTTGCGCCGCCGCCGGCGCGTCAGAGACCGCCGTTACGCATGCGCTCAAGAAGCTCATCGCGAGAAGCGTGAGGCCGAGCAGCAATATCCGCTTGTTCATCGAGAGTTTTCCGTTGCTCGGCCGACTGGCGTGCTGCCTCTTCGCTCTTGCCCGCCGCACGCGCGGCAATTGGCCCGGCGAGAAGCCGGGCCAAGAAGGCGATGAGCGAGGAAGCGAGCTTCGCCCACATCAGGCGGATTTCTTCAGGAGCCGCGCTTCGAGCATCTTTTCGATGTCGTCGGGCATCAGGTCGAAATGATCGAGCGCATCGGGAACGCGTTCGGCGAGATAGTTCGCCGCGTCGGCGAGAACCTTGTTCTTCGTCTCGATATCCGGAATCTTGCCCGCCGCGTAGTCGGTCAGGTTCCGGGTTCCCCAGGCAAGCGCATTGTCGAGCGCCGCATCGAGATAGGTTCTCGTCTTCTCGTCCAGTTCGAGGCCCGCGCGTTCGGCCAGATAGTCGATGAGCGCATGAATGCCGGTGCGTGTCGCGAGGCCGATTGCCGCCGCGATAGCAGCGACGACGAGAAGCGCGACCGGTGCGAGGTCGATGGTGTAGGAAGCCTCGTCGGCCGCAAGGGCCGGGAGAGCGAAGGCGACCGCGCTCGCGAAGACGAGCGAGACGGCGAGGAACAGAACGGACGCAAAAGATTTGAAACGCGGCATGAAGCCTCCTAGAGGTTGGGCGAGACGAAACGATTGAAGTTGGCGATGAACTCCGCTTCGGTGCCCTTGCCGAGCGGCGTGTTGTAAACGCGCTTCCAGACGCGGGCCTGCCCGGCGATATCGCCGGGCGCGGGAATGGCGGCGGGAGAGCGGTAGTAGACGAGCCGCGCAATCGCGGTGGCGAAAGCGAGGTTCGTCACGAGCTGGCGTTCGGGATCGGGCCAGCGGGCCACGAGCGAGAAGACCGCGAGTTCAGCCGAAGGCTTGTAGCGGAGGAAGTTTTCCCGAATGTCGCGATAGGTGGCGGGCTCCACCTGGTAAAGCCCGCGCGCGGGGCCTTTGAGCTGAACGAGGTGGCGGAAGTTGCTCTCCTGGGCGATGGTGCCGAGAAGCAATTCCACCGCGCCATCGCGCGCAAAGCCGGGAAGCTCGTCGCCCAGATAGAGCAACGTCGGCTGAATGACGTGATCGCGAAGATGCCGAATGTTCATGACGGCATGAAAGCCGCCGAACGCACCGCTACCTAGTCGGAAGCGCTTCCGGTGTGATCCGTGTTGCGCGGCGAGCCGAACATATCAATCTGCCGTTCGTCAATGCCGCCGCGCTGATTGGCGCGGACCATGCGCACCCAGCGCTCCGTCACCGAGAACTTGCGGGCGACTTCCCGCGCCGTGCCCTTGGCGCGCATGATGAGGCGGCGCTTGTGCCTGACCGATGCGAGGTTCGGCACGTCGAAGGAACCGGCGCCGAGATCGCGGATGAGCTTCTCGGTCGCTTCGATGCCGATAACCTGCGTCAGCCTGTTAGACGGGTCGGGGGTTGCAGGGATGTAGCAGGCGGTGCCGCCGAAAGCTTCGACGAGACGAAGCGTCGCCGCAAGCCCGATGCTTCCCTTCACCTGGACAAGCGATGCAGGCCAGCCCTGCGTTTCTTCGGTCTCAGACATCGGCCCCAGCCCCCCGGATGGTTCGTACTCTCTCCCCAAGTTCCGCGATCATGGCATCGGCCGCGACGGCGGAGAGCTTGTGTAGGTCAATCCAAGCGCACGAATCACCTGCTTGTTTGAGGATGCGGCGTTGCGCCTCAATGACCCGCGCACGCGGGTTATGGCTAACGACGCGATTGCCCTGGCGATAGGGAGACCAATTGACACCGGCATCCCGCGCGGCGCGTTCCTTCAGAGCCTCGATGAGCGCGAAGGCATCTTCCCCGCGCACCCACTGAAGCGCAGCGAGGCCGAGTTCCTTTCCGCCCGTTACGCGGCGCGCGAACCCGGCGAGCGCTTCTTCCGATGGGTCCGGGATGACCCCAAGATGCCAGAGCGAAAGCCAGAGCGCGCGGGCCTTGCGGATTTCCCGGCCGCCAGCGAGCGGCTTCGATTGCTTAGCCGGCTTGAAGCCGAGGCGGCGGCACTCCTCCACAAGGCGGGTGAGCCGATCGTCCGTCAGCGCTTTAAGCGAGCGCTCGCCGGTCGCGCGCTCGACAAGATCGCGCCAGGCATCGTCGTCAAGGCCGAGCTGCTTCTTGGCGATGTGGAGCTTCGCATAGAGCTTCCTGCGGAGATCGGGGGCGGCTTGCATCAGATCCTCACGACGATGGAGCGGGAGACGGTGAGCGACAGGCCGGGTTCGCGCTTCCGCCATACGAAACGAAGGGAGACGGTGCGATCCGCGCGGAGATAGGGCCGCGACGACGGGACGAGGCTGTAGCCGTCATGCAGCAAGAGGTTGTGAAGCGCCGCGAGATCGGCGTTGGCGGTGGCGATGCGGGCCATGTCATGCGCGGTGAGCGCTTCGAGATACCGGCCCTTGCGGCGCTGACGGCGGCTCATTTGCGCGCTCCCTGCTGAAGACGTTCCTCGCGCTGCCGGAGCGTGCGGACGACGGAGCGCGCCATGCGTACATCCTCAGCCGACAAGGGCGATGTCTGACCGCGCATGTCGGAAAGAGTGCTCTCATAGAGATTGAGGCGTGCTGCCAGCTCGTCGCGGAAGCCTTCGTCGCGCGACAGCTCCACGATCATGTCGATGCAGGAGAGCACGGCTTGCGCTTCGTGGAGGCGCATGTCCACGAGGAGCGCGCCCACGGCGGAGAAGAGACGGTTGGTATGCTCGCGAAGGATGAAGGCGGCATAGGGCTCCAGCTCGTCCGGCCCTTTCTCCTGGAGAAGTTTCGCTTCCCGCTTGGAGGCGGCGAGATCGCGGCATGTCGCGATGAACGCCTCGCGGATTTCCCGCGTCGCCTCGTCGATGGAGGCGAACTTCGCCGTCTCCTTCGTTGCGGCGTTCTCGGCTTCCAGCAATGCGCTTATCTGCCGTTCCGACATTTCCGGTGTTCCTAGTCTTCGAGAAGCGCGGCGAAGGCCGCCCAGTTGAGGCGGCGGCTTGCGGCGTGGAGGCCCAGCTCGACAAGCGTGTCGTCGAGATCGCCTGGCTGGAGCGTGTCCGGCAACAGGTCGCGGATGGCGCGGACGGAGTTGCGCACGCGCTCGCCCACCTCTGCCGCTTCGCGGAACGGCTGAAGGATTTTCTCGTCGAGATCGAGTGCCGCAAGCACCGAAACGATATCTTCGAGTTCGCCGTCCGCGTCCATGCCGGAGCAAGCCATGTAGAGCTGCCGTCCGGAAGGCAGGCAGATAATACGGGCGTGGTGTGCGTCGGCGAATAGAGGTGCCACGTCGCGCGCTGGCGTGAAGGTGTCGAAAGACGAGGCTTTCCCGGTCATGCCGCCCTCCCGAGATCGAGAGCATCGGCAATCGCCTTCCAATCGGTGCGCTCGTCTCCAGCGACCGGCACGGCGGCGATGTCGAGCGTCAGCGTGATCCATCCCGCATTCGCATTCGGCCGGAAGCGGAACTGGATATAGGACTTGCTGCTGTCTACGCGGATCGCGGCGCGGAGCGCATCCTGCATCCGCTTCCAGCGCGGATCGTCATGCTCGGTTCGGAGCAACCGGAAAATCTGATCGCGAGCGACCTGACCGGCCTTGCCGGTCTTGAAGGCGTCCTGGATAAGATCGCGGATGACGGGCGGCGCGCTCGCGCCCCACTCGATGAGGCATTCGTCGCAGATTTCTTTGGCGGTCTGGAGTTCTGGGCCGAAGCTCAGAATATCCGACACGCGGATCATGACTTGCAGGCGGCCGTCATAGCTCGAAAAGGTCACGTTGCCTTTCGGACCGCCGCGCCGCTTCAGCCCGTATTGTTCGGCAAGCAAGTCCTGAAGCGCGTCGATATTCTCGAAGGCCAGCGTCTTGAAGGCGCTCAGCGTCTCGTAGACGCCGAGCGCGCGGGCGAAGAGAAGGCGGACGAGATCGTCTTCGAGCCGGTGTTCCGGCTTCACGAGTTCGATAGGGGTGTAGCGTCCCCTGCCGTCCACCATGCAATCGTTGCCGCCGACTGTGACGACGGGCGGTGTAAAATCGGGCTTCATTGGATGTTCCTTGTGCGAGAGGTGTTTTGAAGATGGACGCCGAGCGCCGTGTAGTGGATGCGTTCGTATTCGTTGCGGCGGCGGCGAAGCGCGGCGGCTCGCCGTTGCGCCTCGATGCGTTCCGCGCGCGCGGCGCGGATGTGGCGGCAGAGACCGCGAAGCGTGACGAACGCCACCGCCGCGTAATGGTCGAGCGCTTCGAGCGCCCTAGAGAGCATTGCCGGCATGTGCGGCCTCCAGGCATCCCGCCTCGATAAGGACGCTCTCGAAGGTGAGAAGCGCTTCCGTCGCATCGCGTTGACGCTCCGGCGATCGCTCTTCCGCGAGGCGGTCGATGTAGTGAAGGGCGCGCGCGCCATAGCCGAGCCGCGTGCGCAAGTCGAGAATGGCCCGCGCCATTGCCCGCAGCTCGGTATTGGAGACGCTGGTTTCGCCGCGCGTGCCTTCGGCCAGGATGCGCTCCGATACGCAGACGACATCGACGAGATCGCTCATGCGCCGTCTCCCGTCTCTGTCAGGAATGCGGCGGAAGCGGCGATGAAACTGTCCACTTCGGCGGAGAACGGCGGGCGGTTGCCTTGGTTCGCCTCGAAGCTCCGGATGTTGCGAAGAAGACGATTGGCTTCGCGCACAAGGTCTTCTGCTCTTTTTGCGTTCGCGCTCATGCTCTTTTCCTTCCCCTGAGAAGCGAGACGATGCCGGGTGGCAGGTCCGTGTGGTTGACGCGGGCGGCATGCGGCACCGGCATGCCTTCAAGCTGCGAGACCTGATCGGCGAGCGCCGACATGACCTCGGTCCACGCTTCGATGTATTTGTCCGACACGGTGCCCGCGCGGATGCGAGACGCCATGGCGCCGGTCGCACTCCTGATTTCCGATGCGATTGTCATTTCGGTTTGATCCTTGAGTTGACGCAGCCGTTCCGGCAGGTGCGGTAAAGAAGAACGCGGGTGGGATTGTGTGAAGCCCAGGGCGCTTTCTGGTTTTCGTTGCAGCGATCGGCCGGGATTTCGCCGAGCAACGGGCAGGTGACGGATTGCTGGAGGAGCGTGCCGCGCACCGCCATTTCGACGGCCGAGAGCTTGCCGCGCGCCGTCGTCTCGCCGGTCTGCCCGTATTTGGCGGAGAGGACGTGATTGACGACGGTCTGCGAATAGCCGACGCGGGCGGCGGTCGCGCGCTGACCATGGGCATCGCATTCGCGGGCGAGCGCTTCCACCCATTCCGGCAGCTCGCCGCCCCACGCCTCGCGCGCCTTGTCGATGGAGGAAGTCATTCCGCAACCTCCTCCTGCCAGACGATCTCGCAGAGGTTCGCATCGAAGACGGTTTTCAGACGCTGGATCATCGGCGCGCGCGGACCGGTATTGCGCGACTTCACGAAGCGATAGGAGGCGAGGCGATGTGCGTTGCCTTCCTGTACGACGACGAGATAGCCCGCCGCCGAAAGATGCTTCAGATAGTCCTTCGCAGCCGCTTCCGTTACCGGCACCTCTTCGGTGCGCGACATGACGGCGAGGTCGCGGAGGGTGAAGTCGGGAAGCCGCTTCATCGTCCGCCACATCGCCTCCTGGGCGAGGCCCTGCGCACAGGGGGTGCCGTCCCGCTTGAGGCGCGGCGCTTCCACGCCGATGTCCCGTGCGAGGCGGAACAATTTCATCGGGATGGCGTTCTTGTGCTTGCTGCCGACGATGCCGTTGGAAGCGGGCCTGACGCCCGTCTCCTCGACATAGCCGCCCCGCCTGAGTGCGGTGAGATAGGAGCGGATCGTGTCGCGCTCCTGTTTCGTGTCATGCCAGAGATCGTTGAGCGAGAACTCACGGCGACGGCGGATGGCCTCCCATACCGCCTGCCGGCCGGTCGCCTTGCCGCGCTTCATGGTGAGGTGAACGGGCTTGCGTGCCATTACTGCCTCCCGGCCGGGGGTTCGCCGGTGAAGAAGGCGTCGGAGGGAAAGTCGGCGAGCGTCATTCGCGGCTTGCCGAGCGTCGATGCCTTCTCGCGGATGCGGTCGAGATTGACGCAGACGCGGCGCACGCTTCCGCGCGCCTTCACGTGGGCCTCGCTCATGAGGTCGTCGGCAAGCTCGATGCCTGGGCAGTAGACCTTCGCGAGGTGGCGGGTGTCGTGAAGGGAGGCCGGTTGCGCCTGTATCCAGTCGAGCATGCGGCCGTGGACGCGCTCCCAGCGCTTCAGCGCGTTCGGCAGGTTCTCTTCGCCGATGAGGATGACCGTCGCCTGGGAAGCCTCGTAGATATCGCGGATGACCTCGATCAGGCTTTTCTTCACAAGGTAGTCTGCCTCATCGACGAGAAGCGGACGCTGCGAACGCGCGAGCTGATCGCCGATCTGATCGACCATGCCGGCAACCGTGGTCGCGGGTTGAGTGACACCCATTTCTTGCAGGATCGAAAGGCAGAGGTTCTTGCGCGTCCATACGCTCCGCACCTCGACGTGATAGGCGCGGAAGCGATTGGCGGCATACATCGCCGCATTGCTTTTTCCGTAGCCGGAGGGTCCGCTGAAGGTCGCCATGCCGGGCAGGTTGGGCGCGCGGTTCTGCACCCGCTCCACGAGTTCGGCAAGCAACGTGACGTTGCGAAGCGGCGCGATGGTCGGTGCGGTGTTGACGGCGGTAGTCGATTTTGTCATTCTTCTGGCCTCACTTGTTGATGGCTTAGGGCGTTGTCCGTTTCCGGCGGGCAGCGCCTTTCTTCTTCCTCACGCTTCCAGCGCGTCCGCGCCGAAATCCTCATAGATGTGCCGTGTCGCCCGGTATTCGGGCTGGGTGCTGTAGACGCTGTGCCAGCGCTCATCCTCCACACTCACCGGCCCGCCTGCCTTCAGCCGCTCTTCGATGTCGAGCGCGCGAAGGAAGCGTGTGCGGCGGGTTTCGAGCTGGCGGACAACGGGGTCCGGCTCGGCCGGCATCGGGTGAAGGAGTTCCGCCTCGATCTCGCGTTGCCGCGCTTCGATCGCCGGAGAGAATTCCTGTTCGGCGGAAAGCTCGATGAGGGCCGGGCCGAGTTCGGCGCGTACTTCCTCGATATGCTTGGTCAGCAATTTCTCGCGGCCTGCCGCGCGGCGCTGGCGCGCATACTCGATTTTCGAGGCGGGCTGCTCGGGAACGACGTTCGCATCGCGAATGGCAATCGCGATCAGGCGGCCCTCTTCGAGCGTGCGGACCCATGCCTTCGAGCCGTCGTGAATGTCGTAGCCGACGCGCACCTTCTCGCCGCCAAAGGGCACAAGCTCTTGCGCGTAATAGGTTCCCCAGGGCAGGCGAACTTCGCCGCGCGCCGTCGTGCGGATTTCGTAGGGCCGCCAGAGATCGGTCATCGCTTCCGGTGTCAGTGTGTCCGGCACCCATCCATTCAGGCGATGCTCTTCCAGCGCTTCGGCGGGCGATTGATGACGGAGCTTCCCCGTCACTTCGTCGTGAATGCGCTTGAGGCTGCGATGCGGGCGGTTGTTGTAGGCTTCGACTTCCGCCGTGCAGAAATCGAGGAAATCTTGCCAGCCGATCAGGAAGCGGCTCGCGCCGCATGCCTTGAGGTCTTTCGTGATGAGCTTCACGACTTTGCGGCGGGCCTCGCCGTCCATGTCCCGCCCGGAATAGCTCGGTAGTTTCCGCGCCGCGCGCTTCCACAGCGTGGATTGCAGGCGCTCAATCTTGCCGCGCGACTGCGCGCGGCCCGGGAGCGAGTTGTCCGGCGTAGCGCCAAGCCGCGAGAGAAAGCCCGTCACATCGGCCGTCATCGCCTTGGCGACGAAGCCGGAGCCGTTGTCGGTATAGAAGAGCGCGAAAAGGCCGAGGGATGAAACACCATGCCGGATCGAGTCCATGACGACATGCGAGCTTTCCGCGAGGCCCGTGCTCCAGCCGAAGACGTACCGCGTCGTCACATCCTGAAGTGCGCAGACTTCCGGCCGGAACGGCTTGCCGTGAACCGGATGCGCGACATCGGCCTTGAAGCTGTGGCCGTCCGCCGTCACGACATCGAGCGGTTGCAGCCCTTCCGTCGAGCGGCGCTTGAAGCCCTTGAATTTCAGGAGGCCGTTCGGGCCGTGACGGCCGCGCTCGCGATCGACGACGGAGACGCGGGAAAGGAAACGGCGCGCGGCGTGATAATCGGGGCAGGGAACGTCTTCCGGCAGAGCGGCGGGAAGGTCTTCCATGACGGCGGCGAGGCTGCGCTTCGTCGGCGTGTTGTAGAGCTTGAGGAGGGCTGCGCCCCATGCCGGCGGCGCGGCGGGCGGCGGTGCGGAAGGTGTCAGGGCGTCGATGCCGCCCGTGCCGTGAAGGCTGCGCCAGCGCTTGATTGTCCGTATCGAGAGCGTCCGCTTGCCCTCTTTGCCTGGACGCGCATTCGCGGCGGCAACCAGCTCTTGCAGGTCGGGGCGCAACTGACCTTCGGCGGCGAGCTGCACGACTTCCTCAATCGCGGCCTCGACGCCCACGAAACAGGTCAGACGCTCGACTTCGAGGAGGATCGCGGCGCGCGCATCCGCGCAGCGGAGCTGCCAGTCTGCGAGCGGCGCGGCAGGTTCGGCGAGGGCGATAGCGCGGGAAGGCTTCGTCGGTGCGGGAAGATCGTCCGGCGTGTCTGTCACCGCCTTCAGCAGCGAGCGCCGCGCGCCTTCGGGCAGCGATTTCAAAAGCGATTGGACGCAATACTCGCTGCCGCCGCCGCGATCCGTGCGCATCCGGTTTTGCCACCGCTCCCGCGCGGCAGCCTTGCGAACGCCGCGCTCGGTCGATGGAAGCCCCGGTAGACGGAGATCAGCGAGCTGCGATGCGGTGAGCCAAGCCCTCATTGCTGCCCCCGTTTTTCGACAAGCAGGAAACCAGCAACTTCGTCGTACACACCGATGCTCTCCGCGAGCGCGTACACATAGCCGCTTCGCTCGTCATCGAGTTCCTTGTAGCCCTTTCCGAAAAAATGCCGCCCGAGGGCATCTGCGCGGCGGAAGAGCGTCCTGAGTTCGAACCGATTATCGCCATCGAGCACCCGGGCGGATGGCTTCTCTCGGCGCTCAACCAGATTGAAGCCCGCCGCATCGTCGCTCGCGGCGACCACCTGTGCGGCAAGCTTGGCATTGGCGACATCTTTCGGCTGGGCGATGCCTGCGAAAAATACTTCGCAAATGATGTGGACGCGGCGCTGTTCTGTATCGACCGGCATACCATTCGCGAGTTTCATTGCTGACCCCGCGCTTCGGCTTCACGCTCGGCCCAGTCGAGCGCCTGTTGTGGAAGGTTCTTCTTCGCGGCGGCGATGCGCGCACTGATCGCCCGTTGCTGAAGTTCGAGCGTGACGAGTTCGGCAACGGCGGTGGCCTCGCCTGGCAGCGCCTTGAAGCCGCAGGCGTCCGCTATCAGCGTCACGAGCCGTGTGTCGCCGGTGGCCTTCACGAGTGCCGGAAGCGCTTCGAGCGGAAACCGCCAGTCGTCGGCCGAAGGCGCGGCATAGCGGTCCAGCATGTTCTTGGTCATGTCGCGGCCGGTCAGGCGCGACATGTCGGAGGCGACGGCGAAGCGGTCGCGGCCTTGCGCTTTGGCGAAGGCCAGCGCATCGGAGACGGCCTCGCGAATCGCGGTAGAAAGCGCCGCGCCTTCGAGGATCGTTTCCGGCCGGTCGAAGAAGCCCGGCTGATTGGGGGAGGGAGCGTGCGGCGATGGGCGGCGCGCCATGTCAGCGAGCCCCTGCGAAATGGACATTGTGCGCGGGGGCCGGGCTGGTACGATTGCGCGGCTTCGTCTGGTTGATCCGCTCGCCGGCCTTGTTGAACCGCTCGGCGAAGAGCTGCCGGGCGGTCAGGTCGAGGCGGCGGGCAATCGCTTCTTCCAGGTAGCTGGATGGATTGAGGAGAGCATTGGCGACGGCGTTCGCCGAAACACCTTCATCGCGGCCGATCGCTGCCAGCGTGACACCGCGAATCTTGAGCTGATAGATGACCCATGCCCGCCTCACGGCGGGTTCTTTCGGGATGTCTTCAGTTCGTATACGCATATGGGCCTCGATTGGTTAACGATGAAGATAGTACCTAAAAGTGACCTTTTCTCAAGACGAAAAGTCACTATCAGGTCCAAAAATCGGGGCAAGAAATCGAAGGGCCGAAAATTCCCTTATCTTTTCAATCTGTTGAGGCGCTAGGACGGGAACGAGATATGGAGGAAGACGACCCTAAAGTGCCCGTTCTGGACAGAAAGGGCTTTGCCGAGCGCCTGAAAGTGGCGATGAAATCATCCGGCAAATCGGCCAAGACGCTTGCCGAGGAAATCGGCACGTCGGAGTCCGGTGTAAAAAAGTGGCGGTCGGGAGCGGCGGACCCCGGCTTCACGCTCCTGGCTCACGCGGCGGCTGTAATGGGGGTGTCGCTCGACTGGCTGGCCGACGGAAAAGGCGAAATGCTCTCGGGGTTTCCGCCGATCCATGTGAACCCGAGCAAGGCAGCGATAGACCCTCGGAGGCTTGCCCTCGTCATTACGGCCGTCGAAGCGATGTTTGAAGAGCTCGGCGGCGGGGCACCTCCCTCAGAGCGAAGCGAACTCGCTTCGCTGCTCTACGAGGAAGTGTGGGACATGGAGACCGACGATGAGGTTCGGGGTGGACTGGCAGTGGCAATCCGCCGCGAGAAAAAGAGGCTTCAGGGAGGGTGA